ACAACCAGTTCGCCGACGTTTGCTAGTGCTACGATTCCGACTGTTACAGGTAATTTGGTAGGAAACGTCACTGGGAATGTAACAGGAAACGCTACTACTACTAGCCAAACCAACTTTAGTGCTTTGACTTTGTTAACAAGTCAGGTGTGGGCAAATAACAATAATCCAATATCAAAATTAAGCAACGGTTACATAAACTTTGCCAATGGATTTCAAATTAGATGGGCTACAGTTCTTTTAAATGGTGCAACAACCATTACTTTTCCTTTGGCTTTTGATGTTTTTTGTGCGGCAGTCATTGCAACGCCTAATATAACACCACAAATCATAACAACTGGATCATACACTACAACTAATTTTGTAGGCACTAACACCGCTGGCTCGGTTTCAGTGTCTTATATCGCTATAGGATATTAACCATGTCAACATATTACTATGCTCCGTCAACGCAAGGCTTTTATCTTGATGGTTTGAATCAACACATCCCAGACGATGCAATCATTATTACCGAACAAAAATGGACGGAATTGGTATCCGGTTTAGCCGCTGGCAAGGAAATTTTTGTCGTTGATGGCGTACCGGAATTGATTGATCGGCCAGCACCAACACCCAGCGAGATTGTAACGGCTCAGGAATCTGTTGTACGCGCTTACCTCAACGCTGGCGCGGCTCAACGGCATTATGACAGCATAACCACAGTGTGCAGCTATTCAACTAGCACAAATGCAGTGTTTAAGGCTGATGCTGATGCGTGCATCCCTTGGCGTGATGCGTGCTGGGAACATTATCTGATTTACGTCCAAACTGTCGCCGCAGGCGCTCCCGTGTGGACTGATGCAGAACTGATTGCGGATCTACCTGTTCTGGTGTGGCCCAATGTCTAAATTCGGCGTTGCGTTTTCTGAACCGTCTACCTGGCGCGGCATCGTGTGGCTTTTGACAGCCGCTGGTGTGGCGCTTGATGAACAACAGTCGCATGCTATTGAAATTGCAGGCGCTGGGATTGCTGGCCTGATTTCAGTCTTTTGGAAGGACAAATGAAAACCAATGAGGCAGGATTGGCGTTAATCCGTCAGTTTGAAGGTTGTCGGCTGAAAGCGTACAAGTGTCCGGCTGGCGTTTGGACTATTGGCTACGGCTGGACGCATGGCGTTAAACCCACCGATCAATGGACGCAGGCCAAGGCCGAGGAAATGCTGGTAAAAGGCTTGGATCAATACGAGAACGCAGTTCAATCAGCAATCGGCGCACACTCAACCACTAGCAATCAATTTTCAGCACTTGTAAGCATTTGTTACAACATAGGCGCGGGAAACTTTGTAAAATCATCAATGTTGCGTCACCACAAAGCCGGTGATTATCAAAAGGCCGCTGATGCGTTTTTATTGTGGAATAAGGCTGGCGGCAAAGTATTAAATGGCTTGACTAAACGGCGACAAGCCGAACGTGCGTTATATCTGGAGGATTAGCTAGTGTCCGATGAAAACCTTAAAATTATAGACACTAGCGAATCACTGACAAAAGAGGAATTGCAAGAACTCAAGAAACTGGCGGCATTGTCAAAATCCGCCAGAGTGTTTATGAGTTTAGTGTTTGCAATCGTTGTGTTTATCGGCTTCGACAAGTTATTTGAATGGTTTAAGAGTTCTCACGGCGTGGGATAAGGCCGTGATGTTTCTCTGCAAAACGAACGCCAGCTAAAAAACTAAGCAAGTGCGCTCCGTCATCGTTGTCCCGTAGTTCAATAAATCCTTTTAACCGTTCGTCACTGCTTAACGGCTTTCTTGTTGGCTCGGGTCTGGTGTAAAGGGGAATCTTATAATCACCTTGCGTACCCGCATCTTCTGCTAACTGTCTGCTTATGCAAGCGCTTATCTCTCCCGATCTATCTTTATAACCCCACGCCACAGGCTCCGCTTCTGGCTCGGCGTCGAGAAAAGCGCGGATTTCATTAAACATTATCTCCATCGACATTGAGGGGTTATCCCAAGCCTCAAGCGCCCGTCTAAGCAGTTCGGTTGCGTTACTCATTCTCTTCCCCTCAATAATTCCCCGCGTTGCTTTGACCTAATCAACGCTACATACAAAACGTCAGCAAGACACTCCACGTTATCTACAAGTTCTGCTGATACGCTTGTGTCGTCTTGTGTGTGGTACGTTTTGGTCATAGGGTTGTAACGAATCAATTGATTATTTGTTTGTTTTTGTTTACTCATTCTTCCTCCTCCCATTTAACGTGGACACAGGCTTTTCTATATGAAGTTGCTTTTTCATCCGCTATTTCTTTAGTGGCGTGAATGTAAGCTTTGTATTCAGCTTTGCTACTGTAGTAAACATTCACCCATCCCTCCCTTTTTACAATCTTGGGTTTGACGCGCCACTCTTGGGAGGCAAGAAAAGAAGGACAAGACTCTGTGTAATCTTCCCAGTCACCGTCCCAAAGGAACTGAATTTCCTCACCCGCCGCCCAAGCAACGATCACATCGTAGTGTTTGTGTTTAGCTCCCATCATTCTTCCTCCAACGCTTTCAATGCAGCGGTAATCCGATCCTCATAATCAATCCAATCTTTGTCATTATCTTCGTTTTCAAGCCACTCTTTTAATAGACTGGCTAATTCATTTACTAAGTCTGCGCGGATATATGGAAGGTTAAATATGTCATCTTCAATGGCCCACGCATGAACATCTGTACTCATCCAAATCTTCTTCGGTGCTTCGTTCATTTCATCCCCCTCCCAATCTCAGCAGCGGCTTTGACTATGGCTCTACGGGTTGCGGCGTAGGGATCAGCACCCCGAAGTTCTTCATACCGATACCATAGGCTGTCGCTGACGTCCCAATACATTCCGGCATAAACTACTGGCGGGTCAGGCTCTCGGTAGGGAGGAAAAGAAACGTCTATCCACAGTTTCACCGCAAGGCGAAAAGCGTCACCATCATCTGTTAGGGGGTTCCAACAATCATGCCTACCGTTTGCATCATACACATTCAACAGTCCATCCCCTCCCAACCAATCCCATGCTTCATACCCCGCAGCTTTCGCCGCCAGTTCTAATAGTTCTCTGTCGTTCATTTCTACATACCTCATTAAAGCGCCAGCACTACGCGGCTGGCGAGCGATCAAACCCCACACATACCTTCACATTCGTTGCCGAAGCCATCTAGCATGTCTGTTTGGTTTTCTAATCCACTAAAATTGACTTGATCCAGAGGCAGCAAACTACGATGTAAAAATTCTTGTTTTTTCATGTTTCGTGCATTTCTTAATTGGTTGTCAATTTCAACGGTTTGAAGCCATTCTTTAGGATCACCGTTTTTAATTTCTATCCATTGCTTATCAGAATGATACGGACAACCAAGACAGGATGATTTTGGCGGCTTTGGAGCCTCAATCGAATCAAACCATCCCAGGCATGCGTGGCGGGACATGCCCAGTTCAATTAAAGGCCACCGGTTCACTATCCAGGCGTCACGGCTTGGTTTCATGCGTATGGCCTCGTCTGTCGATATACCAATCCACATAGTCGCGGCACCAGCTGGTATTCGTTTTCTAGGTGCATATCCCAGTAGTTCACGCACTTTTCGCTTGATTGGCAATATCTTGTAATCATAAGTGCATTGCCGCGAACCCATTTTACCTTCAACAGTAAAAGTAGGAATTTTTGAAAAACCATTTTTGTTTTTTTTCAAAGATTCCAGAAGGCCGTCGTCCTTCATCACGCGATAAACCGGAAACGGCAGTTGTTTTTCCAGCCAATCAAGATATTTATGCACCTTGCGAGGTTCCCACCCAGTATCGGCAAATATAGCTGCATCAGGCATAGGGGTAATCAAGTCTTTTGCGGCCATCAAAGCCAATGTGCTTGATTGAACCCCTGCGCCCAAACTTATTATGTTCATTTGTTTTTACCTATAAAACGTATGGGTGCCGCCCCAGTGGTTCCAATACTCCCATTAAAAATAGGTAAGGGCGGCATTGAAAACTTAGGCCATCAAAGCGGCCCAACTAATAGGGAACAATGGCTCTATTAACGCGCTGATTTCTTCCGCCACATCCCGCGTTTCCTTCTGTGCGTGAGGATCAAGCCGCAACTTACAGACTCTAGCGAAAAAAGCCACGCTACCTGTCCATATCCATGTGGTCTCTGAGCATATTGGAATAACCGCACGCGCTTGCTCGGGGCATACACCACTTTCAATCAAGTAGTCGTATGTAGCCCAACACTGCTCCATTAGTTGATTTATATGCTCTTGATCGACTTCTACCAACTCATCGCTTGATCCTTGCTTTACATTCTCTGCGGCTCTGCGCCATTTGGTAGGCACATCAAGCACAGGCGCGGTTGACACATAACGCCTGCTAACTTCGTTTACCACGCCCCCAACTTGATGCTTGGCGAGCTGCCTAGCCACATAGATAGGCATCGTTATCCTGAACTTGAGTGCGGTATGGGCAAAAGGCGTCCAATGCTTATGTTTTGCTAAGTAGTAGATAAGCTTCTCGTCTTTTTCTGACAAAATAGGTGCCCAGTTCCAGTCAAATTCCAATTCAGATTCTTTGTCAAAAGAAACTCGCGCCGCATTAACTACACTTCGATCGTCTCCCATGTGGTCAAGTAATTCAACGTGCATTGTTATCAGCCTCCGTAAGCGCCTGTGAAACCGCATAGCGCAGATTGAAGTGCCACGCTTTGGTTGGTACAGAACATTGGTTTTCTTCCCACAGTCGCCGGTAAGAAGGGTATTTAATGGTGCCGCTCGGCACTACGCACCTGACGTAGAAGTCATCCTTAGATATACAAATCAATCCTTTGCGAATTGACACTTCGACGCCAGGGATTTGATTCAAAGTGCCAAGCACGCGATGCGTGGCTTGATTTGTTTTGCTATTTGTCATGATTAATTAGTCCGTTAGCGGCTTTTGCAAAAGCGGCTGATATGTCTAAAAAAAGAGTTTGCAAGACGTGCGTGTTATCGGCGGGTTTTGTATGAACAATAATCGGTTGTTCAATAACATCCGGTTTTGATGCAAATTTGAGTGTTCTTGCAAAATCCCACACTGTTTTTTTATCGGCACTCACGCCGCAGACAAGCACACATTTATCCCTCATGTAACACAATTTAGCGCTTATAATTTTTCGCGCTTTTTTTGAATCCATGTGTTTGTAAGCGCCGTTTTTTACCAACTCCAAATACACTTCATGCGTAGTTGCCGGTCGCGGCATGTTTTTTAATGTTGTTTCCAACAAATCATATATTGTTGCTTGAGCCATCAGTATTCCCCTTGGTTGTTAAGTTGCCAGCCCCCCACATTCTGCGACTCACGCAGCGCACTCGACTGGCTCCGGCGATGGTGCAAACTCCACCGGCTGGTTTTGTCCCTGCATCAGAGATACAGTCAAGGCTCCATGTGCCGAGACTTTTGTAACAAGTGATCTAATCGGCTAATAGTTCGCTCAATTTGCCACCACAAAATGCGGCGGCGGATAGCGCGTAAGATTGGCGCTGGCTTAACGGACTTCGGTATCATTAGGCCGTAGGTGTCCAGCACATCACCTTTCATGGGTAAGCGACTCATTGCGTCGCCCACATGACTATGATGATTCCGAATGATCCGCCAACTACCAAGTGAACGGCAACGGTCAAGAGTATATCTTTCATCTCAACCCCTCAAAGTTTTAGTTATTGCCAAATCCTTATGGATTCGGTCAACGTCGTTAATTTTGCCAGCCATGACGTAGCCCGCCATGGCGTATCCGAACGTACCGGCGGCGATTGATGCCGCCAGTGCTGCAAATAAAATAAATATAATCATGTGAGTCTTCGGTTAGTGCGCCGTCCTTGGCGCAAAATTATTTAATTGATTTCTAAGGGAAGGTTGTATGACTGGGAATAATCCCAATCAGCAAATTCTCTAACCCCATTTTCTTCGGGGTTAATAATTCCGTCCCACAAGACCTCCTCGCCACTTGCGAGGCGAATGGTGGCGCAGTTGTCCACGACAACTGCTCCTTCGAGCAACATGAAATCGTTAATTTTTCTCATTTGAGTCTCCTTGTATTTGCTTCAGCGGTATTGCCTCGGCTTGGTGAGTACAATACAACTACACCAAAGTGTCGTCAACAACTTTCTTGCTAATTTCTCCACCAGGAGCGAAAGTTTTTTATTGCGCTAATTGTTGTGCGCGAAACCTCAAATTTACGCCCTACTTCGGCGCAGCTTATGCCGTCATCTAACAAGCCGCGAATCAGCGTTACGTCATGCGCCGTTAGCTTGGCGTGGTGATGTGTTTCGCCATAAGTCGGCATCAACCGTTGTTCACGCTCAAACGGTAGTTGGCGTTGCGCTTTAATTTGACGTACTTGGATCAACTTGCATTGCTTGCACCAGGATTGTAAATATCTTCCCTGTTTTTGTGTATAAAAGTCTGTAACCGGCTTAACTGTCCGGCATTTGGTGCATTGTTTTGAGTCCATGTTCTGTTCACCACCTTGTTATATTTTCCGTCCCGCTTGTACTTAATTGTTGTTGGCGGAATTCCTTTATTCAAGTTGCCAGCTTGGCGAATCAGGTCATCATCTAAACTCGCGTCAGCCTGTTGTGCGATCGTGACTATTTCTAAGCGTGACTTATGGCCAGCATAGCCATCATGAAGCACAGGAAAAAATTCAGTTATTGGCTGAACGTCCATCCGGTCACTGTAGTAACGCACTGATAGCATGTGCTTACCACTCGCTTTACTAATGTACTTCTGCCAGTGCCAGTCAATGACGGTCATCTCAGTGGCTTCTAGCCCCATAATGTCGGCATCATTTAACCTCAGTTCTTTCTTTTCCTTAATCGGAAAAACCGCATCGCATGACGGGCATTTGCTCGTTGAAATGGCGACAATCTCACCGCATTGTTCGCACGTTTTAGTTGGCGCTTGCCCGTCGCCTTGCTTTGCCTTATTTGGCGGTTCTACGGCGGTTATAGG